TGTGCAACATACTACATTATCTCTTATAAGCATTTGTAAATATGTTTCATAAGAATATTTACTCATTATTCCTCCTCCTCAATTAACCAACTACCTTCTTCACTATTAATATATTCCTCCAAGTCAATAATGTTTCTACAATATAAACACTCTATTGCTGACCAATGAAAGTGTCCTACATCTAACACTTTTAAACAATATGGGCAATTAAATATTGCTCCATTGTTAAGTATGTTTTCTTGTACCCTCATTATTCCTCCTCCTCTATATCATCTCCATCAATGTTTACCTGTGAGTCATCTCCATATTCTGTGAATAAAAAAGTTACTTTGATATTACTTTTGTTTTTAGGTAAGAAAACATCATCATCAATATCTCCTAAAGTAAACGTATTAACATCATAATCTTTAAAACCAACTTCGCAGTATGCTTTATTGATTTGATCTTCTGTTAATTTAACTTCACTTTCAACTGTGTAGTGCCTAGTATCCTGTGAATATTCTTCTATTTCGTAAGTGTATTTCATTATTCCTTGTCCTTTCTTTATGTATAGATAGCTTGTAACACACAACTATCCAACCATTTGCTTTCGTTCCATTTGTGGAATATTGCTATGTGCTACTAGCTACCTATACGAAACTGTCTTGTTTCTTTACAGTAACTATGAATTGATCCCCAACAATTTCTTCTGTATATATCTCTAGTCTGTTTCTAACTATGTATCTGTTACAACTATGACTATCGGTAAATACTTTGAAGGTATTATTCTCGTTGAGAATAAGTTGCCTACACTTGCTAGGTATTTCTAATCCTTTCATAAGATAAAGTATAACACATTATTAATAGTTGTCTATACATTTTAAATATTATTTTTTAAATACTCTTTAATAAAAGTATTGTCAATAATAAGATCGATCTCGCCACACTTCTTACAAAATGTTACAATATCCTCTGTCTTTTTGCGTAAGATATGCCTATTCCATTGGCTACAATTTGCACACATTACTTTTATAAACTCAAACATATTACCAACCCTTCAATGTGTCAATTTCCTCTAACTTTATCTTGTAATCGTTAGCAACTTTCTTTAATAATATTTTTGTATAGTATCGCTGATCGCTGTTCATATCATTCACAAACGCTTGAGAAAATAAATATTCTATTGCCTCTAAACAATCGTCTTTACTAACTTCGTTTATTTGTTTACTCATTTGTTATCCTTTCTAACAATTTCAAAATGATTTTTAAAATTAAGATTCGTTTCATAACACCAACGCAATAAATAATCTATTGGATCATATGTGTTATCTTCTAATTCAATGTAATCTCTACCATTAAATTTTCTTTTTGCTATTTCTGTTTTTGCTTTTACTTTCATTTGTTATCCTTCCTTATTTACCTACAAAAGCGTTACAGTTATAGGCTAAAGTGCTGAAATGATCAGCACTCCAACCTATCAAGCTAACAGGGTTAGTGTTAGTCCTTATAAATTCCTAAATCTTTATAGTAATTCATTACCTGTTTGTTTAGCTTGTTTGTTTTTCTGTCTGTCTGTAATTGTGTCATTAACCTTCCTAGAAAATAACCTAACACAAACATAATTGCTAGTCCTGTAGGGCTTAACATAGTGCTTTTATCCTTTCTTTAAACACCCAACACGCCCTAATTAAGAGCGTGTAAGCTGTTTACTGTTCTGGATATAATTTTAATAAATCGAACATACTCATATGGTTTAAAGTTAAATATTTCCAGCCTAAATAATTTTTAGGTAGATTTTCAAAACTTTCACGAACATAAACGCCTAAACCTGTTTTAGCGTTAAACACATAAACAAATTCTATATCTCCGTGTATTTGGTCTGTTAGTTGTATATTTTGAACACAACTGTTCGTTCCGTTTTTTTCTATTTGATAAACAATAAATTTAGTCATAAATTCATTAGGTCTTATGTCCTCATTATCTTTTACAAATTCGGCTAGTTGTTGCCCTAGCCCTCCGTTAATATAGCCGTCTAAGTGTTTGTAATAAATTGTTTTTGGCGTTTCGTTTGTACCCTCAACAATAATATTTGCTCTTGTTCCCATTAGCTCACCTTTCTTTCTAATTGCTTATATTGTTTAAGCATTGTTTCGCTTAGTACATAAACACCCTTAGCAACTCTTTTAAAGTTTCCTTTATGTGTTTCTGTTCCTACTATCCTTCTAACATTATGAGTTATAATATCTAAATCTTTTGCAATAGTTTTATTATCTGTTGCTCCATTGATATAAAGATATTTAGTTACTCTTTCTGTCTGTGTTTCTTTATTCATTTGTTTCCCTTGTTTCTCTACTTATCAACACTTTTAGATTGTGAATATAATTATCAACTAATGTCTTTTCAAAATTGCTGATTAGTTTCTTTCTTGTTTCTGTGTATTCCTCTTTAGAAAAATACTTTTTAATTAAATCGGTTACTTCTAATAACTCCCTTAATTCTTTTTTTATATCTTCCATTGTTTAACCTTCCTTGTTTGCTTGTATAACTATTATACATATATATAGATAATGTTCAAGTGTTTTTGAATAATCAAGATCCCTTAGATAAGAAGGTTGATTATTATTACTGTCGTTAATCAAAACAATTCAAAACACCCCATATGGTCTTAAAAAAATATACAGGGTTATTTTATGAGGTCATACATACGCAAAACCTTATAAACATTAGTTTTGTTGGCTATTTGTACAGGATTAGCACCCATTTAACGCAACATAATATAGCTTATAGGACAAATGCACATATTAATTTAGGTGGGTGTATATCGTATACGTATGACATTAATCAATCTAAGGAAACTAGATCATTATAAAAAAACAATACAAATTACATACTACATATAGTGTGTTTTCAGTGATAAACTACATATAGCGTTACTGCTATCACAGTAATACTTATTAGTATCACCTACTTGTTTTAGAGTGTTTTTACACTCTTTACATTTCTTTCTCAATAAGAAGATACTACTAGATAATAAAATACAAATGATTACTTCTCACCCTGTGTCATCCCTCCCAACCGATAACAAATCTGTTTATGACTTATTTTATATTATGAAGTAATAGGCTTTTACCCTAGTTATTATGGTCTAGCTAATCCACTTGCAACCACCACGTTGATCTGATAATTCTTTCTGAAAGCTAGAAAATTATCTTACTTATTCGTTGTCATACTATCATACATAAATTAAAATACAAGTCAGTAAAAGAAAGTGGCTCTTTTACGCAGGTATGACTTAGGCTTCAGGCGACTGAAGTCTTTGTCATATAGGGAATGTATGATATACTTATGGTACTTATTCATTACAACTTCCTTGTTAATGTACAGTCCCTAGCTTCCTTTCTGCTAGGGTATGGTCAGAAAAAATTTTTTTTTACTCTACAGGTTTTTGCAGATCAGGAGGAGCTTCTCTACCTTTGATTCTTGGATAAACTTTAGGTTTGTGATTATTACAATATCTATGTTTATTGTATTTAGACAAGACAGTCTGGCACTCTTTGTGCAAACAAATTCTTCCACTACTATATGAAGTAGAGGGTTTATGATTAGGATATTTTTTACCTGTTATATAATCACTCATACAAGATATAGTATAGTTAGGAGAAATGATGCCAAAGCATAAAAAAGGCAAGAAGAAAAAGAAAAAAGGAATGTATTAGAGTTGGCTGAATACCAAGGAATGAAGGTTAAGCTAAATAGCCCTACGGCTATTAGAAAAGGCGAACCTGGATACGGAAGGAAATCTAAAAAGGTTTTTGTTATGAGTAATGGCAAAGTCAAGAAGGTTATGTTCGGTGATCCAAATATGGCTATTAGGAAAAACAATCCTAAAGCCAGAGCATCATTCCGTGCTAGACACAAATGTAGTACAGCTAAAGATAAGACAACTGCAAGATATTGGTCTTGCAAAGAATGGTAAAGGAGAGTTATGGGAGCAGGAACAAAACATTATTTTAAGACTGGCAAAGAGTACAAAGGTAGTGTACACAAAATGAATGGTCAAATACATACTGGAGCAAAACATTCTAAGTCATCAAAACAAGTAGTACATTATGGTAAGCTATCTAAAAATGCAAAAGCAAAAGCAAGAAAGAGTTGGAAATAATGGCAGCTAAAAAAGGTTTATATTACAACATAAACAAAAGGAAAAAAGCAGGTACAAGTAGGTCAAAGAAAAAATCTACTATTAGCCCTAAAGCATATAAAGAAATGCAAAAAGGTTTTCCTAACAGTAAAAAAAACAAAGCCAAACGTGCAAGAAAAAAATAGTGGCTGAAAGAAAAACTTGCAGCAATAAAGGTTGCGAGAAAAAATTTACAGCACATTCTAATAAAAAAATATATTGTTCTGATCAATGTAACCGTAAAGCGTATTACAAAAGAAAAAAACTAGAACAAGCATCTACACAAATGACAGTATCTCGTGGTGAACACTATGAAGATTATGTCAAGCTATATGCAGAGAAAGTAGAAAAGAAACTTATACAAAAACAACAAGTAGCAAAACTATTAGATGTATCTAATACCATTGTTACAAAAATGCACGAAGCATACAAAGTAGATAAGGTTAATTTAAAAAAAGCAGAAGATTGGGAAACACCAAAAGAAGCTATTGAATCTTTACGCAAGTTTGAAGATTTTAGAGATAGATACTTTAAAACAGAAACAGGAGAGAAATACGAAACAGCAGACTTTCATCAAAAATGGATAAACGCCATATTGACAGCTATTGATGAGGGTAACGAACAAATGATATTATCTCCACCACGACACGGCAAGACAGACTTACTTACACACTTTGCTGTATGGCAGATATGCAAAAATCCTAATGTAAGAATTATGTGGGTAGGTGGTAACGAAGAAATAGCAAAGAACGCAGTAGGTTCTGTGCTAGACCACTTAGAACATAATCAAAAACTTATAGAGGACTTTTGCATACCAGGTCAAGCATTTAAACCAAAGAATAGATCAGGTAAGTCTTGGACAGCAGGACAATTTACTGTAGCTACTAGAACTGTAACTGGTATTAAATCACCGACAATGGTAGCTGTAGGTAAGGGTGGTAAGATACTTTCTCGTGATACAGACTTAATTATTGCTGATGACATAGAAGATCACGGCACAACAATACAACCTAGTGCAAGAGAACAGACTAGACAATGGTGGACAACTACTTTGTCATCTCGTAAAGAAGAACATACAGCAATAGTTATTATTGGATCAAGACAACATCCTGAAGATTTATACAACTTTTTATTAGAAAATCCACAAATGCACAAGATTGTAGAAGAAGCACATAGTGCAGAGTGTGTAAAACCAGAAACAGAGTTTGATGAACATACTGATTGTATGCTATGGGAAAAGAAACGTAGTTACAAATGGTTGTATTCACGATTACAAGCTGCTGAAACTACAGGTGGTAAAGCAATATTTGAAATGGTATATCTTAACAAAGCATTTGCAGAAGGTATAGCTATGTTTGATGTAGAAGAAATAGATAGTTGTAGAGATTCAAATAGAATAATTGGACAGGTACCTGCTGGGGTAAAACTTATAGCAGGACTTGATCCAGCTTCTACTGGTTATCAAGCAGCGTTTTTATGGGCAATCAATACTGACACAGGCAAAATGTATATGATTGATATAGAAAATCAAAAGGGTGGTGGCATTATACAGGCAAGAAAAACAATAAAGAAGTGGCACGAAAAGTATAATCTTGCACATTGGGTTATAGAAGAAAACGGATTTCAAAGAGCAATACGACAAGATACAGAACTTAGAGAGTATTGTGCAAGAATGGGCATATATTTAGAAGGACATCAGACACAAAAAAACAAATTTGATCCTATCTTTGGTGTCGGAAGTATGAGAGAATTGTTTAAGCAACAACTAATAAGTTTGCCCTATGGTAGTGCAGAAAGCGAAACAAAGAGTAATATATATCGTAGGCAACTAATTTATTTTTCAACAGGTGCTAGTAAGCAATCTGGTAGAAATAATAAGAGTGATGTTGTTATGGCTAGTTGGTTTCCAATGCGTGTCGTAAGGCGATTGCAGAAAGAAAGACTAGCCGAAGTTGGTTTGGACTACAAACCTAGTTTTGGAGAATGGGATTTAAGCAATATGAACGAAGCACCTTGGGGTTAAGATGACACCTGAAGAAATACAATATCAGATTACACAATTACATTATGATAACCAAAGTGCGTATTCTACTAGAGGTCGTATTCGTGCAATTATGAATGGTGGACCTGATGGTATTCTTGCATTACTAGGTGATCAGATAAAGGGTTTTGAAGATTATCAAATACCTGTACCTAACCTTATGATGTCAGGTTTAGAACATCTATCACAAAAAATAGGTCGTATTCCAAATCTTAAAGTAGATACACCTAATGGTAAAGACAGCGAGAGATCAAAACAAAAAGCAGAAAAGATTGCAAGAATAGTTACATCTTATGATGATACGCAAAAATTAGAATTACAAATGCCACAAGTAGGTAGATGGCTACCTGGTTATGGTTTTGCTGTATGGGTTATTAGAGAGAAAAAAGGTCCAGATGGTACACCTTATCCTTGTGCAGAACTGCGTGATCCTTATAATTGTTTTCCTGGTTACTTTGGTGCAGACCAACAACCAAAAGAAATGGCTATTGTTCGTAGAGTACCTAAAGAAGCACTAGCAAGAACTTATCCAAGATTTGCAGATAAGATTATGTCTAAAGATGGATATGAAACTAATACCCTTAGTATAGGTAATGCCTATGCTTCTGCTTATACAGATTCTTACAATGGTAGCTGGGCAAACTCAAACGGTGAAGGTGATTTAATAGCAGAGTATTACAACTTAGATGGAACGTACATATTCCATATGACATCTGCAACAATACTAGATTTTATTCCTAACCCACTAGATAGTGGACCTGCATTTGTTATTGCAAAGAAATTTGCTTTTGACAAGTTACAAGGACAATATGACCAGATCATAGGACTAATGGCTTCTATGGCAAAGATAAATGTTATGTCAATAATAGCTATGGAAGATGCTGTATTTACAGAAACAAACATATCTGGTGAAATAGAATCAGGTCAATATAGAAAAGGCAGATTTGCTGTTAACTATCTTGCACCTGGTACACAAGTATCTAAACCAGCATCAAATGTACCTTATCAAATCTTTCAACAAATAGACAGAATAGAACGACAACTACGAGTTGGTGGTTCTTATCCTGTATCTGATGATTCACAAAGCCCACTTAGCTTTGCAACAGGTAGAGGATTAGAAGAACTCGGTGCATCTATGTCATTAATGATTAGAGAATATCATACAGTAATGGCAGATGCTGCAGAAATGATTGACTACAAAAGATTAGAGTGGGATCAAAAAATGTATGGTGGTTCAACAAAAACATTTTCTGGGTATTACAACAATACTTTCTTTTCAGAAACATACGATCCAGAAAAAGATATTGCTGGTGCATTTAAGACAAGGCGTGTTTATGGTGCTATGGCAGGATATGATGAACCACAAAAAATTGTTACAGGTTTACAGTTGTTACAAGCAGGTATTATTGACACACAGACATTACAAGAAAATCTTGATGGTTTAGATAATATTGTTAGAGTAAACGAAAGAATTACAAAAGAAAAAGCAGAGAAAGTTTTATTTGATTCTTTACTGGCACAAGCACAACAAGGTGATCCAAAAG